CGAGTAGGTGCCTTGTCGGTTGAAAGCTTAGTCTAGCCAAGAGTCTTCTTCAGGCACACTTGGAATATCATCCGGTTTGTCAAGCAGGATCGATGTTCCCTTTAGAAACCTTGACTGAGTGCTGAAAACCCAACCGTTCAATCCAGGTTTACACAAAATATAGCCTTGATCAATTTCAGTGATGATGCATTCATTAAAACACTCAGTGAAAAGCTTCATCGCAGTAAACTTTTCCCTGTCAGAAAGCATCTTTATTGATGTGACTACTGAGGATTTCAAGTTTAGAATATTGCCTGCTTTTGTGGTTAAATAGTCTGGTTTCGTATCAACTGTCCCTTCAAAGATAGTTTTCCCCATAAGGGAATATGATTCTAGAACTTCCTTTAAAAAACTGGTAACTCCTTTTTTTGTTAATGCTCCAATTAATAAGTTTGATTCAATTCTTGGGGTAACGACCTCTTGAAATGCTGGAATCCCATCCACAAATTTATAGTAACCCAATGATCCTTCCTTTATAAGAATGGGACTGCTTAATTTGTCAAAAAGGTTTGGATGAAGTTTAGATCTATTTTTAATTTTCATACCTTTAAGGTTCCACTCAGTGATTAACTCACTTTCAAGTAATTTTTCAAGCAATTCTGCACTTGCCCACTTTTCAGGCCACTTTGGTACAGTGTCCCAGTATATCGTAAAAAAATTGGTTCTATCAAGTTTATTTCTAGTAAAACATAAAGTTACACTTTGCCCCTCCCACAAAACTTCTCTTGACACAATCATGGTGTACTGATCTTGATATATTCTTTTTTCAGATAAATGTTGGGGGAAAGATTTCAGAAGTTCACAAATTTGAGTTTGCCTTTTTTCATTTATGGCGTGGGCCATTAAAATCTGAATTGTGGTTCCAGTAATTTCCACATTAGCAGGGAATTCAAGATTAGTTATTGATTGCCAGTTTTTTAATATTGATTCATAATTTAATGGCACAGGGTTTATAAATGAATTCAATATTAAATGAACTTCAGTTTGTTTCAAAAAGTGGATAGTTTTTGCCTTACCAACTGCTTCTGTAGTTTCCCAACAAATTCCGTCATTGCCTTGGAAATATGTGCTGTTGTTGCTAATAGATGTTAATCTAAAAACTTCATATGGTTCTCTTATTTCCATATTAAAACTCGCATCTGCTGCTTCAATCAATTTCATCCTAATCAATTGTTGTGAGTTAATTAGCTTCATTCTTTTGTAAGGGATACTTGGCTCAACAATTTTTTTGAAAAATTCAGGTTCTCTCAATTCAAGTGATGCTAGTGCTGGTATCAAGAAATCATCATTTATTTTTTCCCCTCTCATTTCTGTGTTTACTTGTGGTTTTTCAGACATTGGTTGAACTGGATAATAGTGTTTTTCATCTAGAGTAAATTTTTCGATAATCAACTGAATTTTGAGTTGTAAATATCCTTCTAGTAAAGTTTCTTTGCATTTTGCGAATGACTCAAGCATTGTGGCGTAGGCATCTGCTGTTTTGAAACTTTGGGATCTCACAGTAGCAACAAGGCCAGAGTAACTTTCACCACTTGTCATTTGTCTTAAACTGTCTTTGATGCTCTCTATGATGCTTTGTTCTAGGGATGAAAAGCTAGTTGATTGAAAGTGTTTTCTTATGAAATTGTATAATTTTGAACTTACAGGGTCATCTAGATTTCTACTTGGATCAAGACTTAGAATAATGTTATTTTCTTTGTTACTCTTCATTCTACCAGAGCATACTCTGATAGGTCCATATTTTGTTGGATCCCAAACCATGTTCTTGCAAAGTTTTGCTATTTCTTTAGCTCTTTGTATTGACCGATAGGGCTCTGCCATCCAATCCTCTAGTTCTTTGTCAATCTTTGCAACTAACATTTGATTTTCTTTTGATGAGAATAGTTTATTTTCTCTTAGTGAATGTAATTTTCTTTCTGTGAATGTCATGTTATCAAACATGATTGCTTTAAGATTGCATTGGTAAAAGTGTTTACAGGACAAGTCCTCCAGAAAGTTCTTCCCAAACCCTGCACATGCTAATAACTTCAATGTCATTTTTAGTAAATTCTCACATTGATCTATGGAAGCACAATTATCATATGCTTCTTGCATTATGGTATCTGTGGTGTTTAGATAATTTAGGGGGTCAAAAACTTCAAATCCAAAGCTTGGGATCACTAAAAATTTAATAGTTGGAGGGATTTCTTGTCCATTTGACACAAATACACTCTTGAATTCAAACACTTCAGTGCCCCAAACACTTTTTTCAGATATTTTTTTGTTTAAACACTTAGATAGTATGTAGTGTGCCTCTATAGTTTTCAGATTATTTTCTGACCCAATAAGAACAGTTGCCTGATCATCTGAAGTAACACAATTATATGAGTCAGTATAATCATACAGGTGATCTTTGATAATTTTCCAAATGTATTCTTCTGTTTTTCCAGCCCATATATCTGACCAACCATGTAAGATCCCTTGACCCATGTCATAAGGATAGGTTTGAAACCCAAGTTTCCCTTCTTCAAGAAGTTTTGTTGCATAGGTGTCAGCGTCATTGTCAAGTTCATTGTTGTTTAGATGATTTATAGATGTTTTCAGTTCTGTATTTTTTTTCTTTATTAAATATTCAACATATTCTGATGACACCTCAACTTTTTTTGTCACATGAGACCAAAGAATCTCACTAATTAAGCTTAGATCATTTTCACTTTTCCCCACTAATCCTAGAACATCATTAAATATATCCATTAGATCCGCAAAGATGGATGGCATACTCAGAGGTCCCCATTTTGAGTGATCTAATGAGCCAAATAGGAAATCTTCGTTTTCAACAAATACTGAGCTGAGTTGATCTTCATTAAGATCCATGAGTTCTTCTGGTGTGAATCTTAGAATTGTGTTTCTCACATTTTGACAGTTTCTGACATGTTTTCTTATAAGTGTTTCTGAGGAATGGTCATACAGACAGCTTGTTGGATTTATGTCCTTAATTTGTTTTGCAAATTCCTCAACTATTTTAGTTGAAATTTTACTAAGTATATCTCCTATGTACAGTTCTCTTGTACCTCCAACTTGCTCTTTATAAGACAAAGCAAAATAGAGTTGTGGTATTTCATCTAAAAGATCAGAACAGGTAAGTTCAGAAATAATTTCATTGTTTTTGATTTTAGCTTTTCTAATTTCATTTAATAGTTCCACTGCAGTTGTATTTCTACTGGATAGTTTATTTACAAATCTGTTTTGATTATAGCAGTTTTCTCTTTTTTGGATTATTCTAAGTTCATCTTTTAAAGATTTTATTTTCATTAACAGACACATATGTAAAGAATCTGTGTCTTCACTCATCGCTATTCTACTTTTTATTATTGTAGTTAAATCATCATTATCTTCATCTTCCATTGATGCTTGTGCCATTTCTTTCAAACCTTCAAGATGAGGCAAGTTCACACAAAGTTCAAATGGTTCCACTGTTTTCAATTCTTCAATAACCCAGGCTTGTCCATTGTCCTTATAAAAGTCTATATATTTCTGAAGATCACTGTTTAGAAGTTGAAGTTTTGTTGTTTTCCCTTTGTCAACTTCAAAGGGTAGATTTCTGATTTTTGACATTTTTTTTCTTTGAAATTCACTGAGATTCTGATATATTGAAGCTTTTTGGTAAAATTTTTGACTTTTGACTTGAGTCATACATGAGTTACTGTTTGAAACATCAAATGCCAATGGTTCTTTAAGTTTTGTGAGACTAAATTTGTCTAAATAATCCATGCATTCAAGTTTAAACCATTCATAAAAGTTGTTGAGACATTCTGGGTAGATTGTTGGACCTTTGATGTCACCATATGCTAACTCTTCTACAGATAGGTTATTGTCAAGTTTCCATCCTCTTTCTTTTTCCCAATCAACTTTGAGCTCAAAATATTTTTGATTTGCTTTGATTCTCTCTATGTCTTTTTCTTGAGAATCTTTTGTAATCAAATTGCATAAATAAGACATGAATAACATTTTCCTTGTTTCCAGCTGTTGATCTTCTGTTTTTAAAAAAGGGTAAACACCACCATCTTGAGTGAACCTTTGGAAGATTTGTTTATAGATCCAGTAATCAACACAGTTTTTGTCATTTTTAATTTGAATTCCTAGTTTTTTCCCAATGTTAAAACAATGAAACCTGGATTTTACAGTCATTAACAGATACCTTATATTCTGGAGATTTTTTTGTGATGTTTTGTTTTGATTTAATAAAATTTCAATTAAACATGATTTTAACTGGATTGGCATTTCTGTCCCATTGAGCTTATGATATTCAATTTCTAAATTTTTGAGGCATAGCTTTAGATTGACAGGGGCTATGTATCTACTTGGATGTGCAGTGAAATAAGTGAAATTGTTTTCACCAACAATCGCAAATTTTTTGGTTTTATGACCTCTGCTTTTATAAAATAACACCTGATCATTAAAAATTTGAAAACACAGAAAATTATTTTGGTAGGTATAACTAGTATTTGCTGACCTTAGAATACAAACACTTGTGTTTTCAACTAGTTCTAAATCAGCTTTTTCCCATTTTTTTAATCTTCTTTCAGCACATTGCAATATGTAGTTTTCATTGTGACTTGTTTCAACAATCTTTTGGCATCTTTCTTCTTCTGATTTTTGTGTAAACTGTAGATGTTGTTCAATTTGTATCAGTTTTGATTCAACAGATTTGATTATTGGATGTGAAATACTCAGAATTTCCTTGTTGGTATTCCATACTTTTTCCAGGTGTTCTTTCTCTTTAATTGCATTCTTACCTTTTTGAATTATTGCTTTCTCACATTTTGCAATAATGTCTTCAAGCCATCTGATGCTGTCATGAGGCCCCGGAACAAGACCATTGTTGAACCCAGCCAATTTGAAAAGGTATGAGTAGTCCAATTTTTTTAACCTTTTTTCTTTATTCAACTTATTGATTATATTGATAGCAGGAGTTAATCTTTCTATTTCTGATTTAACTTGTTTACTTGTTTTTTCAAACCCTAGTTTGGTTTGTTTTATAGTTCGTACACCTTTGAGTGATTCTTTTTTAAATGTTGTCCAAATTTTGTTGATGTTTTCTTTTGTTGTTTCTCTATAAAATGTAGTCCCTTCTTTAATTCTCTTGTTGACTATGTTTTTCACTCTCTGAGCTATGGTTTTTTCCATGTCTTTTTTGAGTTTGCTTTTGTCTAGACTTGGAAATGTTGTAATGGCAGCGTCCTTTTTGTTTGTTCTCTCAACTTGTTTGCCTTCTTTTGTTATATTTATAAATTTGTTTGAATAGGGGTACTGTTGAAATAGGTCTCTTATTTCCCAAAAATATTTTAAATTAATTTCTCTTAATTCTTCATCTTTGTCCAATTTTTTAAAAAATTCAACCATTTTCCTTTCAATTTTTTGTAGTGTCATTCTAACATAAGGATTTTCTATGTCATCAAAAGAAGAAATTGTTTCAACATGGATCAAAATTGGGTATTTTTCTGAGAGTTTTAACCATTTTTTTCTATCCATAAACTCCTTTTCTTCTTTCTTTCTTTTTCTGATCCCAAATTCGTACACCATGACTTTTCCATCTTCAGTAAATGAATATGCATCTGGTGTTAGATTGGATGAACAACCAGAAACACTGATTTCTTGTAATATTTGCTTTATGTTTTTCTTGCTGCTATCATCATTGAACACCAAACCATACTTAGAACACAGAACTCTTTCTGCTATGTTCCCTCTTAGTCTTAGTATGGCTTCAGCTTTTGATGACTTCGATTCAAGTGAGCTGACCAGCTTTAGCTGTTCCGCATCGGGCACAAACGGAAATCTGGCATTGTTCAGCTGCACTATTATTTCAACTATCTCTTTATAAACCACATCCATTATCCAGTTAAGGCACCTCCTCTGTGCG